TGGGTGTCCGTTGCTTTAGGCTGCGTTAGTGCTGCCATGTCACCGTACTCGTCATTAAAGACCCATGGTGCTGGTGTTGCTCGTTCACGCATTGTGCATTGCCCCTTCAAATAAACTCATGTTCTTAATGATCTGATCTTCGTAACGATCAACTAAAGATTCTGATGTAATATCCAGTATCTCACATAACATATCAACATCATAGTTATTTAAGATCTGTTCCTTCAATTCCTCGTAGGTAGACATTTTAAATGCTCCATTAGCTCATCAATTGATTTCATAGTGAAGTGAGCTAAACCTTCCTTCTCACACCACTGCCCTAGGTTCATCTTAGCCCCTTTCCTGAGGCGCTTACGTGAGTCAGTGAATACAAAGATTAAAGGCCTATCGATTTCGTCTCGTATCGCCTTGTACTTCTGTGTATCCCCTACTCTAAAGAAGCCCTTGCATTCTATCATGGCTCCAGTGCGCTTGTCAATAAAGTCAGGCACATATTTCTTCTTTATGATGTAAGGTATCCGATAAGGCTCATATAAAAAGTCCTCTTCAGGTACCGCAGCATCAAAGGCACTTTCTAGGCCTGACCTAAACTTCTTCTCTTTAGGCATCTAAAGTATCCTCTATAGTTAAGCGTTTAAAGCCATCCCATGTACGCCTCATGTACAATAAGTTCCAACATATCTCAAGCCTGTCGTGCCAGTCTTCAGGATACTTATCTCTCCAAGCGTCCCTCACTACTTCCAATAGGCGGCCCGTAGGTACGTCAGCTAACAGCTTCTCAGCTTTCTTAGGGCCAATACCTTTGATACCTTTGATGTGGTCAGTGGCGTCACCAGTAAGCATCTGTATGCACATCTTATAGAAGCCTTCATGCTCATCAATGTAATACAGTTTCTTCTTAGTGAAATTATAATGCCAACCCTCAACCATGTCAATGTCTTTATCAATATGAGCAATGACATAATGTACACCTGCATCCATAGCCTCTTGTGCCCATATAGAAACAACATCATCAGCTTCACAGTTGTCGGACTTGAAGTGACCTTGTGACCAAGCGTACTTAGTTAGGGCGTTACGTCTCTTACCTACTGCAGGGTCTGCTTTAGACTTAGCTGCCTCACTCACCCTCTGCCCTTTGTAGTCCTCAGCTACATCATACCTAAAGTTACCTACACCTTTGACGGCTACACGTACTTCATCACTAGCTGTGTCCCACTGTATATCCTCTATGGCCTTATCGTAATACTTACGGCCTTGAGCTACTGTGCTGGACGTGACAGCTATACGATAGATAATACTATCAGCATCTACAAAGCATAGCTGGAATGGCATCCCTTTCTTCTGTTTATTCATAGCGCCTCAATACAGCGTACTGCTATTTTTAGGTCTACTTTAAACCATTCGTTCTTCCTGTCTTCACTCAAGGCCTCAAGCGCCTTATGTGCTTTAAGTTCTGCTTTGTGTCGGTTAGTAGCTACGACACTATGGTGCAGCGTATAGGCTCTAAATGGGTCACTTGTTTGGTAACCTTTGAGACGGTCAGTGGCGTCACCTGCTTTGCCTACCTTAACCCACTCAGGCCAAGCCGCATTAGTAATTAAGTAAACATCGCCTTTGGTCGTCTTGTTGTAGTTAACAAAGGAACTAAATGCTGCATCATTGAATGAAGTATAGCGCCCTGCCTTCCACAATGGGTGAGCCTTAGGTACATACTGGCCGTTAACAAACATCCTCATTGGATTATTTTTTGGGTTATGTATTGGGTTGCTCTTTGCGTTTGATAGCTGTTTTGCTGTTTTAATTTCCATAACTACTCCTAGTGGGTTTCTGCCCAATTGTTGCCTATATTAAACTCACCTGCCAAAGGACACCTAAGTTTAAAGTGGTTACCTGCAGCTTCTATACAGCTAGCTGCCAATGAGCCAAACCTTTCGGCCTGACTTTCCTTTACTTCTACTTGAAATTCATCGTGTATGTTACCAATGAACTTGTAGTCAAGTCCCCATCGTGTGGCATAGTCATCTAGGATAACTAAAGCCTGCTTCATTACTAACGCACCCGCTGACTGCAGTAGCGAATTTAAGGCTGCATGTTCTGACCTGATAAACACTTTACGTTTATCTAAGCCTGTGATGTAACCCTTAGCTGCTGACTGTGCTACGTTATCCTTAAGCTCTGCAAGTGCTGGAGTTGCCTTAAGGAAAGCTTCTTTAAGCTTCTTGCCTTTAGCTCTACCGCCGCCTGCAATTGAACCTATCTTCTCATCACCTGCCCCATATAAATAGGCGTAGATGAAAGTTTTTGCTTGATTACGAGTCTCAAGACCTGCAGCCAGTTGGTTAGCTGTATGGATGTCACCTGTAAGTATCGTATTAGTATACTCAGTATCATTCATGTAATGCGCTAACATACGTAACTCAAGCCCTGAGGCGTCTATGCCCACCAGTTTGTAGCCCTTAGGCACAATCCAACACGCTCGACACTCAGGCCCATACAAGCTATTACTTGAGGGCACTTGAGCCAAGTTAGGCTTGCTGTGCGTCATACGTCCCGTAACGGCTCCATTAGTATTAACGTAACCATGCACCCTCCCGTTGTCCTCGTTGACAGACTCAAGCCAACTAGACACTTGAGCTATCCGCTTGCCCACCAATAGATAAGAAGCTATCAAGGAGGCTTCAGGGATGCCCTTCACGGCCTTAAGTATCTCCTCTGATACTATCGCATGCCCTGTCTCTGTAAACGTCTGTGGACGCCACCCAAAGTGTTTTAAGTACCTCCCTATCTGCTGTCGTGAACCTAAGTTAAAGATGGGCCAATCTATACGGCTAAAGTCGCCGCCTACTGTAGTCCAGTGGTCGCCTAAGAACTTAAGACCCACTATACTCATTGTGCCATCCTTCTTGATCTTCGGTCTAACCTCCTTAATGAATGTAGGTAGTGGCTTAAAGACTCGCTGTACCTCCTCCTCTAGGTTGTATGATTCTTCTCTAAGCTCTGCTACTAAGTCACGGGCCTTAGTTTGATCTAAGAGCCAGCCGTTTCGTATTTGTTTTTGTATGATATTCTGAACACCGTGCTCAAGTAATAGGCTTTCGTCTCCAAAACTATCAAGCTCGGATACGAGTGCTTTGTATACTTGTTCATTAACGCTAACGTCTTGCTTACAATATACCACCATCTCAGGTGTATACTGTGACCAGTCTTCATAATCTCCTTTAGGATAGCCAAGCTGTTCTCCCCAGTATGCTAGTGAATGTCCGTCCCTTTGTGGGTTTGCTAGTCTACTCATAACTAACGTGTCTGTGATCTTCAGGCCGCTAAAGTCGGTACCTAATAGACGCTCACACGCTGGTATGTCGTAGCCCATGATGTTATGTCCTATAACCTCCTCTGCTTCTTTAATTGCTTCGTTAAAGTCATGCCATTCGCCCTCAACGTATGTGGTTACAGTACCATAGTCAATATCCTTAGTGACAATGACCCATACTTGTGTCGGCGCAAGGCCATCTGTTTCAATGTCGAATATTAACCGTGGCATCTTTTGTTCTCCTTTGTTTTATTAAGTACTTAAGTAATGAAACGTTATAATAGCACACATTATCAGAACATACCAGTCTTGTATTAACATTTATTAAGTTTCCTTTGTAACAAGAGCCGCCCAACTAACTGGATATAATGGTCTAATTACTTTATCAACCATCTCAGCTAACTCCTGTATCTCTACCTGTGCATGCGGGTCTGTACGCTGCTTAACGAACCTAGCGAATGCTGCTAGTGAACCTGTGACGTAATAGGACGTGTACATGGATTGAGGCAAGACCATACGTGCTTGCTCTGGTGCTACTCCCGCCCTAAGCATCGTGTGATACATCTCTAAACAATCCTGTAAGAACCAACCATACTTAGACTCCACAGTTATGTTTGAGTGTAATGTTGTTACTTCACCTGAACCACTGCCCTGCTTAACGCTACCTTCTGGCCTACTACGCCACACCTCTGGCTGGTAAAACTCTGGAGTATCGTCA